ACAAATACTCAAACATTAGTTGAAGAATTAAAACAAATAATAGATGAGTCTGGGTTAATAGGAGATTATAAACCTGAACCACAACCCCCAACCTTAGAACAAGATTTACTTCCTGAAGCTGAATTAAATAAAGAAGTTAGATTATCAATTATTAAAATTAAAATATCTAAAGTTCTTGAAAAACTAAAAAAACAATTAAGTTTAAATGCTTATTTAAGAATTACACCTCCCTCAATTCCAACCTCATTAGAAATATCTAACCTATCATCTTTTACTACATCAATATATAATTGGACTAAACAAGTAGAACAAAGAAAAGAAGGAGCAACTGATAGTTCAAAAAATACTGTTAATAAAAATTTACCAATAGTTTTAAGTTATATACAAGAGTTACAGTATTTAATTACTGATATAGAGGTAATAGAAGGAAGAGTTGAAAGATTAAACAACCCATCCAGTAATCAAATAAATATAATTTCAACCCCAATTTAATAAAAAATAACCTAAAATAATATTTATAAATAATGAAACCATCAGATTTTAAAAAAATGATCAAAGAAGCTGTAAAGGAAGCTATCCAAGAGGAATTAAAAGATATTCTTTTAGAAGCAGTTCGTGCTCCTAAGACAGTTGTAAATGAGTCTGTAAGAGATACTTACGCTCAACCTCACATTGAAAAACCAAAACAATTAACTCCATCCGAAAGACGTGCTATGTTTGGAGGAATATTAGAAGAAATACAACATGGTGGTGTAGCTAATTCCGCTTATGCTGGTAATTTCCAACCTCAAGGTCCTATGGATCCTAATGGAGCTTTACCTGAAGGATCAGTAGGATTAGATCAAATAATGTCTTTAATGAATAAATAATGGCTATTATAGTTAGAAATAGATTTCCTGTAGATTTAGCTGCTGAAAAAGCAGTTGGGGTAGATCTCCCCTTTAATGGTCCTGCAGTATTTAAATCTAATTATTTAACTAGAGATGCTATCAAATATAATTTAATAAATTTTTTTTCAACAAATCCTGGAGAAAGAGTATTTAACCCATTTTTTGGAAGTCAATTAAAAAGTATAGTTTTTCAAGGGTTAGATAATGTAACAAAAGACAATGTTTTATTTATAATAAATGAAGAAATAAAAAATGTTTTCCCTTTTGTCCAAGTTCAAAATGTAGACTATTTACCCGATGAGGATTATAATACTTTAACATTAACTATAACTTATCAAGTAGCTAATTTTGGTATAAGTGACACTATAAACGTAACAGTATAATATGGCAATTAAAAGAGATATAAAATATTTAAATAGAGATTTTAGCACTTTAAGAGATCAATTGATTACTTATGCTAAAACCTATTTCCCAAACACCTATAATGATTTTAGTCCATCATCACCAGGTATGATGTTTATGGAAATGGTAGCTTATGTGGGTGATGTAATGTCGTTTTATTTAGATAATCAAATCCAAGAAACTTTTATTCAATATGCTCGCCAAACAGATAATATATTTGATTTGGCTTATATGTTAGGTTATAAACCTAAAGTCACATCAGCTGCTACTGTTACTCTTGATTTTTATCAAACTGTCCCTGCTACTACTAGTGGAAGTAATAATGTTACTGTTCCTGATTTTAGTTATTCTCTTTTAGTCCCTGTAAATACGGTTGTTGCTTCAAATACTGATGCTAATTTAACTTTTATAATTAAAGATAAAATTGATTTTAGTTTTAGTAGTTCTTTAGATCCAACGGAAGTAGTAGTTTATCAAACTAGTGGAGGTTCTCCAACATCTTATTTATTAAAAAAATCAAGACAAGCAATTTCTTCTACTATCAAAACAACAACCGCAACATTTACTACTCCAATTCCCTTTAATTTTGTTGATATTAATGATCCAAATATTATAAGTATTTTAGATATTTTTGATACAGCAGGAAATCAATGGTATGAAGTAGATAATTTAGCTCAAGATGCTATTTTTGATACTATTACTAATACAGCTCCTAACGATCCCAATTTTTCATCTTATACAGATACACCTAATTTGTTAAGAATAAAACAAGTACAAAATAGATTTGCTACTCGTTTTTTAAATGCTGAAAGTTTAAGAATATTATTTGGAGCTGGTAATCCAAATGATACAACAGAAGTAATTATTCCTAACCCTCAAAACGTAGGTTTAGGATTACCTTACCAACAAGATAAATTAACAACAGCATACTCGCCCACTAACTTTGTATTTACAAATACATTTGGTGTTGCTCCTTCTAATACTACCTTAACTATACGTTATTTAACAGGTGGTGGTGTTACTAGTAATGCTCCCGTAGGTTCTTTAACTTCACTAAATACCTCAGGTATCCAGTTTATAAATTCAAACCTAGCATCTAATTCAGTAGCTCAAACAACTTTTGACTCATTAAGAGTTAATAATGCTGTAGCAGCTTCAGGTGGTAGCAGTGGAGATTCTTTAGAAGAAATTAGACAAAATTCTTTAGGCAATTTTCAAACCCAATTACGAGCAGTAACTGCTGACGATTATAATATTAGAGTATTAAGTTTACCTCCTCAATATGGAAGTATTTCTAAAGTATATACTATTCAAGAAAAAGCAACTAACGCTTCTATTGGAACACCCCCAAGTGCAGTAGATATTTATGTTTTAGGTTCAAATAATGATGGTACTCTAAAAACAGCATCTCCCGCTTTAAAACAAAATATTATAACTTATCTTCAACCTTTTAGAATTGTAAATGATTCTGTTAAAATTAAAGATGCGTTTGTAATTAATATTGGTATTGAGTTTGATATTATTGTTTTACCTAATTATAATAATGATCAAGTATTAACAAATTGTATTAATTATTTAATAAGTTTCTTTAATATAGATAATTGGCAAATTAATCAACCTATTATATTAAAACAATTATTTACTAATCTAGATCAAATAGAAGGAGTTCAAACAGTTAAATCTATACAAATAGTTAATAAAGTAGGTGAGGACCAAGGATATTCAAATTATGCTTATGATATAACAGGAGCAACAGCTAACAATGTTATTTACCCTTCATTAGATCCTATGATTTTTGAAGTTAAATATCTAAACACAGATATTCAAGGTAAAGTAGTACCATTCTAATAAAACAAAAATGGCAGTATATAAATTATTTCCAACTCAAGACGCAACAATATATTCTCTATTCCCTAATATGAATACAGGATTGGATGAAATTATAGAGGCAACTGAAACATCTTTTGCTTATTCAGACCCTAACCCTCAAACAAGTCGTTTTTTAATTAATTTTTCAGAAACAGAAATAGATGATTTATTAGATAATAAACTTAAAGTAACTTCTGGATCCATTAGTTCATCTAAATTTTTAGATAATAATTACTGGAAAGTTAATTTACAATGTTTTATAGCAACTTCAACAGGTCTCCAATCAGATACTACAGTAGAATGTTATGCTGTTGCTGGAGCTTGGAACATGGGTACTGGAAGATATTTAGATGATCCTATTCAAACTAATGGTACTAGTTGGTATTGGTTAAATTATTCTGGAAGTACTTTATGGCCTACTACTAATTTTGGTTCTAATAGAACAGGATCATATACAGGTTCATCAACAGTAAATACAGTAAATCCATATGCTGGAGGAGGTGTTTGGTGGACCGGATCTAATACAGCTTGGTTTAACTCAGACACATATCCTATAACAGCATCTACAACCTTTGGATTTTTCGATACAAAAGATTTAAATTTTAATGTAACTAATATTATAAGAGCTCGTTCCACAGGTTCAATTTCCGCAGATGGATTCATTATTAAACAAGAAGTTGAATTTATTGATGATAAAGATGTACAACCTGAATTAAAATATTTTTCACGAGATACTCATACAATTTATCCTCCTGCTTTACAATTTAGTTGGAGAGATTATTCCTTTAATACAGGTTCATCAACCCAAACAATACAAAATACATTACCTGTTACTGTTACTCTAGCCCAAAACCCAGGTACTTTTTATCCACAAAGTTATAATAGATTTAGAGTTAATATTCGTCCTGAGTTTCCTATTCAATTATGGCAAACATCTTCTGTTTATACAAATAATTATTATTTACCAACAGCATCATATTGGGCTATTAAAGATTTAGATAC